AAACAGGGCGAAAGCAGCACCGCCCGTTTCTAACCTCTCTTCTACATTGTTTTATTCCTTGATTTACAGCCGTTGAAACTTAGACGGCTGTTATGCAGTCGGTAGTTTCAGTCGGTGCAACTCCGATAGACTGCGCCAATAGAACTGTTTACCAACAGTATAATGTTACGTCATCGTCCAATATGATAGTTTTGGTTGTAAAATAATTTTTTTATAATACCTCTTGATTTTTTTGGTATAAAATGGTAAAATATGGAAAAGGAGGGATAAAAAATGAATCAAAGTAAAAAAGATAGTTTGACTATCAATGAGTCAGACAAAACACTTGACAAATTACGTTCTTTTATTTTTAAGATGAATGCAAAACCTGACAGTATTACACGTGCATTTTCTAAACAAATAAAAGTAGATTTGGATGCAATATATAATTTAAATACCATTATAATAGAAAAGTTAAGAATGCATTGCCAAGGAGATAATTTAATTACACGTATTACAATAAATTATTGTAATCATAGAACATATGAATATGATGTTTGGGAAAAATTTGAAAATGAATCACAAAAAAATTCAGGTTGTATTGAAAATATTACTATAAAATGGAGTTTTATGGTTAATATGCCACAGTATGAAATGCTGTAACCTCACAATTTAGTTGTTAAAATTTCCTCAGGATTAAGTTTTGCAGAATATATGAATTTAATGGTTTCAGGAAATTTTGAAAATGTTAATGAAGTTACTATAATGGATAGTACTGTTTTAGCACGTGTTGAATTTATAAATACTTTATTGGGAGAAGAACTATTAAATATAGTATCTAAGTGGGTTGACTCTTGCGTAAGAAATAATTATACCTGTAGTAAGCCGTTATTATTTTTAAAAAAATATAGAAGTATAGTGGCTACATGTGTGCACTATATAACTCATATTGTATTTAGTTGTTTAATTTTTGTTTTAATATCATTTTACGTTAATAACCTAATATCTTCATTAACTGATATTACAAATTCGTTTATTAGAAAAATAATAATGACTATTGGAATAACTTATAGTTTAATATTTTTATTGCAAAAAATTACACATAAGGTAGCTCAAATGATTTATCAAAACTTAACAAATTATGGTGAGGGGTGTGTATTTGAAATTACAACCGGTGATATAAATAAAATCAGCAATCTTAAAAATTTAAATAAAAGATTAGGCTTTAAATTAGTTTTTAATCTTGTTTTAACGTTTTTATGTGATTTGGTTATTTCTATTATTATATCGCATATTGTGTAATAATAGTTTAAAGGAGTAAATATGAAGTTAAAACATTTAATTCGAGCTTTGTTAAAGATATTTATTGTATTTGAAGATGACAAAGCAAATGATTATAAACGTAATTTTAACTTACGTTACATGAAATAACATTTAAAATAACAACTAAGCATCTCCCCAGAGGAGGTGCTTTTTTCATGACTAAATTTATTATGGTAGGTGGTGACCTTGAATGAAAATAATTTGATACGACCAGAAGATTTAACGCCGAGTGAACGCCGAGAAAGTGCAAGAAAATCGGTAAAGCTTCTGCGGCGGCAAGACGTAAAAAAAAGACTATGAGAGAAAAAATGAAGCTTTTACTTTCCTTACCAGCTTGTGATAGTGATTTAACAGAGCTTGAAGCTATGGGAATTCCGATTGAGGAATCTGATAATGAAATGGTTATACTTAAAGGGTTATTTTTGAGAGCGGCTACTGGAGACGTTGCAGCTTCAAAAGAAATTCGTAACATTCTTGGCAAAGATAACTCTTCTGAAGAACTTGCCTTGAAGAAAAAGGAACTAGCACTTAAGGAGAAACAATTAACAGGTGACACAGGTGAAAATGATATTGTAAAAAACTGGGTAGAAGCAGTGATTAGCGGTGATGAAAATGAAGAATGATAAGGTCTTAAAATTTTTTATTCAACGAATCCCCGAATACCGCAAATCTCCGAATACCGCAAATCTCCCGAACTGTTCGCCTATGAGGTTTGTCAGTTTGAGCCTGACAAATGGCAGAAGGAAGTATTTGCGGATATAGCGGAGTTTCCTAAAGTTACTGTGCGTTCCGGTCAGGGCGTTGGTAAAACCGGCTGTGAAGCTGTTTTATGCTTGTGGTTTCTTTCGTGTTTTCCGTATTCAAGAGTTGTGGCTACTGCTCCTACCAAACAGCAGCTTAATGACGTACTCTGGGCAGAGGTTTCAAAATGGCAGTCAAAAAGTCCGCTCTTGAAAGCGGTTTTAAAATGGACTAAAACAAAGGTTTCCGTTGTAGGTAATGAAGAAAGATGGTTTGCTACTGCAAGAACAGCCACAAAGCCTGAAAACATGCAGGGCTTTCACGAGGACAACATGCTCTTTATCGTTGACGAGGTTTCAGGTGTTGCCGATCCGATAATGGAGGCGATTCTCGGTACGCTGTCCGGCGCAAATAATAAATTGCTGATGTGCGGAAATCCCACAAAGACCTCCGGAACTTTTTATGATTCTCACACCTGTGACAGAGGGTTGTATAAATGTCACAGGGTTTCTTCACGTGACAGTTCCAGAACCAATAAGGAAAATATAGCGGCTATGGAGCGCAAATATGGGAAAGATTCAAATTTTGTTCGTGTTCGTGTTGACGGAGAATTTCCTAAACAGGAAGACGATGTTTTCATTCCTATGGAATTGATATTAACGTCAACATCGTCTGTGAAAGATTTTGAAGAACCAGAAATACCCGACCTTATCCATATTGGCTGTGATGTTGCAAGATTCGGGGACGATAAAACAGTAATCGGTTCTAAAGTAAATGAGAAGGCAGATATTGTCTGCAAACGTCAGGGACAGGATACCATGAAGACAGCTGACGATATAGTGATGTGTTATGATAAAATGCTTAAAAAATATCCTAAATACAAACGTCCTGTTGCCGTTAAGATAGATGACGGCGGCGTAGGCGGCGGTGTTGTGGACAGATTAAGACAAATGAAGCGGAGTAATCCTCAGCGTTTCAAGCAAATGGAAATATTCCCCGTTAAATTCGGTCAGAGAATAAAACATGCATATTATTATGATTCCACCACATACATGATGAGCGTAGTCAGAAATCTTTTGTCACCTCATGATGAAGACGGGAAACCTAAACCTGTAGAACTGATTCTTCCCGATGATGCGGACTTAATAGCGCAGCTGTCAACCCGAAAATATGAAATGACCGACGATTCCAGACAGAGAGTCGAGAGTAAAGACGCCATAAAGAAAAGGGGCGGTCATTCTCCAGACGAAGCAGATTGTATTTTATTATGCTGTCTGCCTGTTAAATTCAAAAAAGAAAGGAGGCAAAAAACTTGAGAAAGAAAAAAAGAAAGGTTTGTGCCGAGATTATAAAAACAACAGCTCAGATAAAGAAATCCGATAGTCCGTCACATCTGGAAAATGAAGAGGATTCCGGATATTCAGACTGGCTTGAGCCGGACTATACCTTAAAAGGTCTTGAAAATATGACAAGGCACTCTTCTATACTTCCTCAGTGCATTAGTGCGTATAAGTCCAATATAGCGGGATTTGGTATTGGCGTTAGGTATAAAGAGGATGTTACAGACACGGAAGAGCTTGAAGATGAATTTAACAGACTTTCAGATATTGTGGAACTTCTAGCATTGGACTGTGATACAAAAGAAGTTTTTGAGAAGGTTATTGCCGCCCGTGAAACTTATGGAACTGCATATCTGGAGATAATCCGAAACGGGATGGACGAAGTGGTACAGATCGAATTCATTGAAAACGTTCCCAACGTCCAAAAATCCAGACTTTTTGAAGAGTCGGTTGAGGTTGAATATGTTTACAAAGGAAAAGCTATAAGACGTAAAAAGCGGTACAGAAAGTATAAGCAGACAGTGGGTAGTAAAACCGTGTATTTCAAGGAGTTCGGAGACAAACGTATTATGGATAAAGAAACAGGCAAATATGTTTCTGAGCTGGATTCTGACAAACGGGCTAATGAGATATTGGAGTTTAAACTCGGCTCCAGACCTTACGGTCAGGTTCGCTGGATTGGTCAGGCGCTGAATGTTGACGGAAGCTGCAAGGCTGAAAATCTGAATAACAATTACTTTGAAAACGGTCGGCATACTCCTATGGCGGTAATTATCAAGGGCGGTACTCTGACAGACGAAAGCTATGACAAGCTTCAGACCTATATGAACGACATTAAAGGCGAAGCAGGTCAGCATAGCTTTTTGCTTCTTGAAGCTGAAAAAAATGAAAACAGTACAAGTATGCAGGAGGAAAAACAACCGGATATTGAATTAAAGAGTCTTGCGGATATTTTACAGCACGACGAGCTGTTTCAGGACTATTTGGATAATAACCGCAAGAAGGTACAGTCGGCTTTTCGCTTGCCTGATTTGTATGTGGGATATACCACAGATTTCAACCGTGCTACAGCTCAGACCGCAATGGAGGTAACAGAAAAACAGGTGTTTCAGCCGGAAAGACAGTCCCTTGCGTGGATAATCAATAATAAACTTCTAAATGAATATGGTTTTAAGCATGTTGAAGTTTATTTCAGGGAGCCGGACATCACCAATCCTGATGACTTGTATAAGATACTTACTCTTGTAAACAACGCAGGAGGTCTTACTCCAAACAAGGCCAAAGAAATCGGGTACAAGGCTCTGGGTGAGACCAGTGATGACTTTGAGGAGGATTGGGGTAATATACCTCTTGCCTACAGTAAAACTCAATCAGCTTTAAATGGTCTTGAAACGCAGATTGCAAAAGCCGAAAACAATCACGACGATGAAATTGTGGCGGTAATGAAGTCAGTGCGCTCCCTGCTAATGAAACAAAGCAAAGGGGGCTGATTTTATGTGTTCCGAATGTCAGTTACTTATTAAAGCTATTGACGCATACATAGCCAAAGCCGATAATGACCTTGCTGACCGATTGAAAGAAGAAGGCTATGCAGATTCCAAAAATACAGTAAAGCATATTGAGGAACTGGAAGAAAAAATAGCCGAGGTTTTGCAGGAGCAATCAAAAGACTTTGAGGATTTGATTGAATCCGCTGATAAGAAAGGTATTGACCTTGAGGAATTTCTTAAAGGTTCATGGCAGGAATTTAAGACAACAAATGATATCAGGGAAAAGTCTTTTCCCTATTTTCTTCAATGAATTTACGGAATATGTTCCTGTTCTGACCAATTTTTACATGAAAGAAATGGATTCGGAGCTTATCGTGGAACAGATTTCCGAAAAGACAACCGACTGGATAGCACAATGGAGCTATGAGCTGTCAGATCTTATGCACCTTGCTTCTCACGAAGAAATTGAGAATATTCTTGTTAAGGGCTTGAAAAACGGCAAAGGCATTTCGGAGACTGCCCGTGACGTTCTGGAAAGCGGTATCAGGGACGAATTTTACAAGGCAAGACGTGCGGCGCTTACAGAAACCTTAAGAGCACACAGCTTTGCCCGTGAAGAATCAATACAGCAGTGTCCGGCGTCCGAATATAAGGAATGGATTCACACGGGAAATCATAAAATTGAACCCAGACCGAATCATGTGAAGTTCAGCGGTACAATTGTTTCAGCAGATAAAAGCTTTATGTTAGAATGTGCAGACGGCAAGGTTCGTCCTGCGGATTTCCCAAAAGACCCTGCACTTCCAGCGGCGGAAGTAATTAATTGTCATTGTATTCATAGGAGTATCACCTCGGAAGAAATTTTAGGCTTACCTCTTGAAGAACGCAAAAAGCTACAGCAGCAGGCTATTGACGAAATGGGCGATGAATGGAAAAAAGAGCTTGACGCGCGTAATAAGGCAAGAGCCGGTATCAATGAGGATACTATTAAGTGCGATTGGCTTAAAAACAAAACAGTCGAAGAAAGAAAAAAGTATTTCCGTTCAGATTCACGTTGGGCGTTATTTGAAAGCGGAGTAATTCAGAATGATGCTGACCTTGAGAGACTCTACAAAACAGTCGATACAAAATACGGTCCTAGAAAAGTATTTAAATCGTTGACTGAACTAAAAAATGATGGTATAATGACAGTACCGGATAAAACCTTGAGACATTCGACGGTTGGGGATTATATTAAGCCTTCTAAAGATTATCCTAATGGAAGATTAAAAAATGGTGGACACTCCCAAAAATGCATAGAAGAACTCAAAAATAAAGGTATTGATTATAAAATAACTAAAAAGTATAACAACGGTGTTAGATTGGGCTATGTTCCTGAACATAAGCAAAAAACCAAACAATCAGGAATAGGACAATCATGGTTTCCGGAAAACTGGGATGACAATGATATTTTAAAAGCCGGTACATATACTGCTAATCATTCTAAAGATAGCGGTATGCCAAAGTTTGCAGAATATAATGGAGTCAGAGTTGGTATATTTCTTGATAATGATGGTTTTCCGTCGACAATTTTTCCTGATAATAGTGAGCAACCATAAGGAGTTGAATTAAATGGTAGATGCAAAGAAGATTCAAAAAATTATAAGCGAAAGAAAAAAAGCACATATAAACGATCCTGATATAGAAAAAAAATACTGGATTCCTCTTCTGAATGCGCTTGGCGAAGATGAGGACGATATTATTGATTACCTTGAAAGTCTTGAAGATGATGTTGCTTCATGGTTTAGTGAGATTTATGAAGAAGTAATTGAAAAATTTCCAAGTGATGAAATGAAAAAAGTATTTCATAGAATTAATATGATTTAAAGCACCTTGTAAAACAGGTGCTAATTTTATACCCAAAATAAGAAAGGATGATCGAAATGATTTCAACATTAATACTGCTTTATGCACTGGATACAGGTCAGATACCTATGGGTTGCTATATAGCTGCATGGGTTTTGGCAAGTGTTCAGGCTGTTGTCGGATTAATAAAAATGGCTACTGACATTGCTGGCCATAAGAAATAAGCGCTTCAAAAGAGGCGTTATTTTTATACTCAAAACAAAAGTAACCCATCGTGCAGTTAACTGAAATTTAAGTTAACTTTGCCCGATATGTCCCGTGCGGTCACGCACTGCCCTGAGCAAGGCGTAAAACTGCTTAAAAATTTAAATGGAGGTGCAAAATGGGCGAGATAATTAAAACACGCAGTATTTCTGACGCACAGATACAGTTTGTATCCCTTGTTGACAAAGCGGCAAATAAGAAATCTTTCCTTATAACTAAATCCGAAGACGGTAAAGCTTCATTTTCCGCATACGGCAAAATCGTAAAGACGGATACCGACAGTCATTATGTGACGGGTATTGTTTACGAGCCTATGACGGAGGATTCACAGGGTGACTACATGACTGAAGAAGAAATACGCAAAGCAGCGCATTGGTTTGCCAAAAACGGAGACGGTATTGACATTCAGCACAACTTTGAAAAGTTTGAAAAAGCCGAAGTTGTGGAGAACTGGATAGCCAAAGCGGATTTTGAGATCGGTAAGGAAAAAATCAAAAAGGGCACTTGGCTGATGACCGTGGAGATCACAGACTCCGATGTCTGGGCAGCAGTTGAAAAGGGTGAAATAACCGGATTTTCAATGGGCGGCACGGGTATTTACAGCGAGGATGATGTTGATCCGGACAGTCTCAGCAAATCAGAGGGCAAAAGTTTTTTCAAGAAGCTTGCTAAAATGTTTGGTTTTGAGGTCGTGGAAAAAAGCGAGGTGGCTGTAAGGTTTAAGCAGAAAAACAAGTCAGAAGAATTCTGGAATGCCTTTTACAGCTTACAGGATACATTGTTTAAGCGTAATAGCTTGACCGGAGATTCTGAAATTGAAACAGATTCTGAGAAAATTAAGGAATGTCTTTCAGATTTTTCGGAGATTGTTCAGGGTATTCTGGCAGATGATACTGACACGGTCATGAAAGCCGGAAAAACTCTCAGTGCAAAAAATATTGCAAGTCTTAAATCAATTTATGAAAGTATAGGAAAACTGCTTGAAGAAGCAGGAGAAACGGAGGAAAAGATGACAAAAGCAGAAGTAATGGATTTCATAAAAAATGAAATTCAGAAAGCCGAAAGCGGAAGCAGTAAGAATTCGGATAAGCTTGATGAAAAAACCAAGAAGTTTATTGTTGATACAATAAGGGAAGTTCTTGCCGAATCACAAAAGAATAAATCGGTTACTAAGGAAGAAGTTGCTGAAATGGTAAAAAGCGCTATGGAACCTCTGTACAAAGCAAGAGGGATTGTAACAAATCTCAACGGTGAGCCGGAACCTGTAGGCAAAAGCGACGATCTTTTTGATGGACTATTTGTATAAAGGAGGTACAAGAAAATGCAATCTAACAGAAATATAATCGCCAAAGCGGCAGTAGACACTTCCGCACTGGGTAACGGCGGAAGAATGAATGCCGAACAGGCAAATCAGTTCATAACATTCATGAGAGACTATTCTTCATTCCTGAAGAAAGTAAATTTTATCAAAATGACCAAAACAACCAGAGACCTTGACAGTCTTGAAGTAAACAAGCGAGCACTTCGCCGACAGGTTGAGAATGCCGATAATCCCGCAACAGGTACGGTAACTCAGAAAAGACGTTCTCTTAAAGCGATAGGCGTTGTGATGCCTTATGACGTTTCATTCCAGTACATGAAAGAAAATATTGAGGGTAAGAATGTAAACTCTACTCTTGCAAAGCTTTTTGCACAGCGGTTTGCCAATGATACCGTGGAGCTTGCTTTTCTGGGTGATGAATCTGATACTGACAATTTTATTAATATCAATGACGGCTGGATCAAGATTGCCAAAGAGGACAGCGACACTCACAAGTTTGACACAGAGGGCAGTGCAGATTATTTAAATACTGTTTTTCCCGGACTTCTTGCGGCTATGCCTAACAAATATTACAGCCTTTACACCGAGGAAGATAAATCTAAGATAAAGATTTTCTGTTCTCCGACAGTCAACAGAAAGTACAAACAGCAGCTTCAGGCTCGTAATACGGCTTTAGGCGACGCACTTATCACAGGCGGTAAAAACGTAAGCTATGACGGATTTGAAATAGTGCCTGTAGCATTTATACCCGACGATATTCAGATTGTTACTCCTTATGAAAATTTTATCTACGGTATTTACGGTCAGAGTCTTGAAGTATACCATGATGTTGTTCCCCGTAAAACAAGACACGAATATACTCTTCTTGCGGATTTTGATATGGAAATAAATAATCCTGATGCGCTTGTAATCGGCGGAAACTTTACAGCGCAGACCGATACAAAAAAAGATGATGCTGAACAGACTGCTTAAAGGAGGTTTTTAAAATGCCGAGAAAAAAGGTCGATGAAAATCACAAGATAACAGAGCCGGACTTCGTTGAAGAACCGGCTGAGAGCAGTACAGAAGATACTTCCGTTTATGCTGAAGATATGTCGCCGCTGGCTGAGGAAAAAGTTTCTCAAGAAAAGTCTGATGTTGTCGGTAATCCGGACAGCAAAGCGGTGCTGCGTCTGGCGAAGGGAGCAACATTTACATCCGGCGGAAAGGTATATAACAAGGGCGTTCTTGAGCCTGTTCCTCCGGATATAGCAGACAAGCTGATGAAAACCGGATTTTTTGAAAGAGCGTGATAACATGGCGGTCAGACCATGGGTAACTCCTCAAGAGGTGCGAGACTATACGGAAATTAAATCAGTTCAGGAAAGAAACGATACACGTATTGCCGTTGATATTTCAAGAGCTGAGCAGTATGTAATTTCATATACAAACAATGATTTTTCCGATTATGAGGAAATACCGCAGAATGTAAAAACAGCCGTGATTCTCTTAGCCGAGACTTACGGCTATAATTCTGTCGTTTCCGCAAAGGAAGTAACGTCTGAAACCTTTGACGATTACAGCTATACTGCTGAAAACAATACCATAAGCTTCGATACTCTGGGTATTAAACCGCTTCTTGAGGAATTTATAAAGGTAAAACCCAAAAACGGCGTTACAATGCGGTTAAGGAGGCTATAACTTACTTTTTTGAAAAAAAGTAAGCAAAAAACTTTTAATTCGAATTTAGTCAACTGGTATATTTTTCATAAAACTCGACAGGTAAGTAAATACAGCATTAAAGAAAAAATTTGAAGAGGAGGAAATTTATGTCATTGGATAATCTTCTGGACCATAAATGCGATATCTATCACTTGAAAAAGTCTAAAAGTACTGTAGGATACGGTTTGCCTGATACTGTTTCTTTTAATTACGGAGACGTCCCCGATCTAAAAAATGTTACATGCCATTTCGGGGTAGAGTCTCTTGATTCGTCTGTTGAACAGAAAAATATATTAACTGAAAGGATAAAGCTTACATTGTCCATCGGTACGGATATACGCATTAATGACAAGGTAGTTGACTGTGAAACGGGACTTGAATATACAGCTGAAAGACCTAGAAATATCCGTGGTCATCACATTTTTGTATATATCAAGCGCACAAAGGAACAGGAGGCGCTTAAATAAATGTTTGAATCAGACGACATGAAACAGTTTTTCGGTAAATGTAGTTCTGCCGGAAACAGTGACTTTAAAAAGGCGCTTTCGGTATTTGTGCAGGGACTGGGACTTGAATTCCTAAGAGTAATTCAAGATGAAATAATTCGGCTTAAGGTTATAGATACAAGGCTTTTGCTGAGCAGTTTTCATATTGGAGATAACGGAAATTCAGAGCTTTCCGAAGGAGATTTGACTGTTGAAGTGGGTACAAATGTTGAATATGCAAAATTTGTTAACGACGGTCATTGGACTTGCGGCAAAGGAGAAGCTATGAGATTTGTCCCCGGACGTTGGAGCGGAAACAGATTCATTTATGATCCATCTGCTAAAAGCGGTATGATGTTAAAGCAAAAATGGATTGAGGGGAGACATTTCTGGGAAAGCGGAATAAAAATCATGGAAAAAATGATACCCGGACTTCTTGAAGCAAAAGTTCAGCAATGGATGGATAATTACTTTTAAAAATAAATGGTCGTGCCAATAAAAAACGGATTCCGTAAAATAAAATTCGATTTGTCCGGTGCGGTCATGCACTAAGGAGGGTTTATGCTTGAAAAAGAGGTTGCAAGTATAATTAAGTTTATTCTTGATTCTGCCGGAAATCCTATGCCTTACTATCATAACATGCCTGAAAACTTCGTTGTTCCGTCAGTGTATTTTCCGTCTCCGGAGATTACTTTTGAACCCGATACTTTCAGTACCTACGGTGCGGATTACAATATATTTGTGAATTTCTTTCACAGCAGTACTGAACTTGCCTATGAGCTTGCACTGCCTGTGTTTCACAGTATCAACGCTGCTCGTAAGCTTATCCCCGCGATTGACATTAACGGAAAAACCACAGGGCAATATATAAGAATTCAGGATGTTCAGCTAAAAAAATCAGATGAATGCGCATATCAGATGCAGGTCGGCTGGGTAAGCAGAAGACCGTACAATTGCGAAGAAGCGCAGTTAATACAAAACTTTTACTTGAACGGAGGTAAAATATGAAAACCAAAAATGAAGATATAAAGCGGGAGGTTCAGGCATCTCCTGCGTCTAAGTTTACAATTGAAAAGCTGAGGGAAAACAGTCTTAAGCTTTTCGGTGTAACTCAAAGCACCTTTGACGGTGTGACATACGGTCTGAGCGGTGAATTCACTGTCTCGGAAATGAAGAAAATTATTTCTAATTGGCAGAACAAGGAGGTTAAATAATTATGGCTGGAGGAACATTCGATAAGTCTGTAGGAAAAGTAAGACCGGGTACTTACATTAATTTTGAGGCTTCAAATCAAAGTACGCTGGGTTCTTCCGACAGAGGAACGGTTCTGATCCCACTGATCAATCATTCATACGGTCCGGAAAAGGAATTTATAACTATTTCAAATGAATCGGTGGATTCGGCAATTGACAAGCTGGGTTACAGCGTATATGACGATGACCCGTCAATGCTGCTTATTCGTGAGGCATTTA